ATGCAAAGATTGTAGAAGTTCAAAGATTTAGATATTTATATTTTTTAACAGATATTAAAGATGGAGAAGAAATTACTGTTAAATACAGTATGTACGACCCTACTCAATTATCCTAAGTGTTATGCCTAGATATGAACACAAATGTTTAAAAGATAAATGCGAACTTCTATTTGAAGTTACTTATGGAATTAAAGAAGAACCAAGTATAGAATGTCCAAAATGTCAGAGTCCAACTAAGAGACAAATTTCTAGGAATGTCATGTTTGAAACTCCAGTTGATGTAGAATGGGAAAAAGACCCTAAAGATTTATCTGAGAAATCTTTCAGACAATATAACTCAGCTAGAAAAAGGAGATTCCGATGGTAGATAATTATGAATTTTGGGACCCAGAGAAAGAAACTCACAAAGAATTTAAAATGCGTACTAAAGGTAAAGGTATGCGTGGTGGTGTAGGTAAAAAGAAAAATGCAGATAAACCTGAAGGTGGTCTCACTAAAATTAGAAGTGCTGCTATGCAAAGAGCTAGATTTAAATGTGAATGGTCTGACTGTAATGAAACTAGATGGTTAGAGCTTGCTCATATACTCGACATAGGTATGGGTGGTAGAAGTGCAGATAAGAAATATGATTTAGATAACGTATGTATTTTGTGTAAGTATCATCACGATATTTATGATGGTAGAAATACTAAAGGAAGTAAAAGAGCTTATAGAGAGTTACTTTCTGAATACCTCGATATGAAATATAAATTTAAACCCTAAAATGCCAGTATATGTACCAGAACTTCCAGGACTTCATGAAAACCAAAAAGAAGTTGCCCGTTCTAAGAGTAGGTGGAAAATACTTTGTGCTGGTCGAAGGTTTGGTAAAACTCGTCTTGGTATACACATGTGTATGGAAGTTGCTCTTAATGGTGGTAGAGCTTGGTGGGTCGCACCTACTTTTGCAATAGCTAGAGTTGGTTGGAGAGCACTAGAAAACGCAGCTTATTCTTTTCCTCCAGAAATACAACCTAAAGTTTCATTAGCTAACATGGAAGTTATATTTCCAAATGGTGGTTCTATATCTTGTAAATCTGCTGATAATCCCCAAAGACTACGTGGTGAGGGTTTGGATTTCTTAGTAATGGATGAGGCGGCATTTATTAAACCAGATGTTTGGCAAGAAGTATTACGTCCTACTTTAACTGAAAGAAAAGGTTCTGCTTTATTTATTAGTACACCTATGGGAATGGACAATTGGTTTTATGATTTATGGTCAGTTGCAGAGAAAGCACCTAATTGGGAAAGATTTAGATTTTCTACTTATGACAACCCAATGATAGATGACGACGAAATTGATTCAGCTAAAGATGAAGTAGGTTCTATTGTTTTTGCTCAAGAGTATTTAGCAGAGTTTGTTGAAGCTGGTCAAGGAATGTTAAAACCAGAATGGATGACATACTTTGACATAAAAGATAGATTATATATTGGTGGTGGCTCTCAATGGAATCCAGCTGAGATGTTACACTTTGGAACAGCAGACCTTGCTGTTACTACGAAAACAGAATCAGATTATACAGTTATATTATCTTGTGCTATTTCACCTGATATGAAAATATATATTGAGGATATGGTCAGAGTAAAAATAGAAGGTCCAGATATTGTACCAACAATTAAACGAATGTATGAAAAATATAAATGGGCTTATGTTTGTATGGAAAAACAAAACTTTACAAAAAACTTTACTCAGCTTGCACAGAGAGTAGGAATGAGAGTTAGAGAAATGGACACTTCTAAAGATAAAATAACACAGGCTTTACCTTTATCAGCTAGGATGGAGTCAGGCGATGTGCTATTTCGTCGTAATGCATCGTGGTTAGAAGAGCTAGAGAGAGAATTAATGACCTTTCCAGTAGGTAGACATGACGATATAGTTGACGCTTTAGTGCTAGGAGCACAAAGTTTAGTTCAGAGGAGAAGTTGGACAGCATATTAAATGGCAGAAAATAAGAATTTTTTACAAAGAGCATCAGAATATTTAAATAAACCTAGTGAAGCTTCACTTAGGAAAATGGCTAATTTTAATCAAAGCCTATCATCTAGTCGTGACTCATCAGTTTATGGTTACAACACAGGTGCAGGTTTTTGGGAAACTAGCTCTTTAAAAGAAATAGGTGACGGAACTTCTAACTCCGCAGTCGTCGCTTGTTTAAATGTTCTATCTACATCTTTTTCAGAACCACAATTACAAGTTGTAAAAAGAGACCAAATATTTGGTGATAGAGAAGTAGATTACAAACATCCTGTAGCTGAACTATATAGAAGACCAAATGAGTTTATGTCATCAAGTCTTTTATCTCATTACATTGTTGTTTCTCTAAATGCTCATGGAGACGCTTTTATATTTAAAAATAGAAATCAAAATGGTAAAGTAGTACAACTTGTACCTTTGATGCCTAACTTAGTAGAAGTTAGAGGTAATACTGAAAAGCTAATTACACATTACGAATACTACGCACACTCAAAAAATGAATTAGCTGGAGAACCAGTAAAAATAGACCCTAAAGATGTTATTCATATAAGACAAGGTATTGACTCAAATGACCATAGACGAGGTCATGCACCACTTAAATCTATATTAAGAGAATTAATTGGTGATGAAGCAGCAGGACAATATTCATCTGCTCTATTAACAAACTTAGCAGTTCCAGGAGTAGTTCTCTCTCCAAGAAATGATGCAATGGGTGGTCCTACTAGAGAAGAAGCTGAAGCTATAGCTTCTTCATATAAACAAAAGTTTGGTGGAGCTAACAGAGGACAACCAATGGTTCTATCTGGTGCAATGTCAGTTGAAGTTGTTTCTTTCTCACCAGACCAAATGAAATTACAAGAATTAAGAAGACTTCCAGAAGAAAGAGTTTCTGCTGTTTTAGGTGTCCCAGCAATCCTCGCTGGACTCGGAGCTGGACTAGATTCAGCGACATATAACAATACTGCCGAACTTAGAGAATTCTTTACAGAACAAAAACTTGTACCACTATGGAAGACTGTTGCTAACGAATTAACACATCAGTTGTTACTACCAGATTTTGGTGGTGATGATGTCATGTGTGAATACGATGTAAATAATGTTAGAGCACTACAAACAGATATGGACAATTTATACAACAGAGTTAACAAAGGCGTTAGTGGTGGTTGGATTACTATTGGTGAAGCTAGAAAAGTAGTAGGTCTTGAAGTAGATGAAAAACATAATGTTTATTTAAGACCACTCAACATGTTACAAGTTCCTGCTGATGGTAGTGACCCAGCTCCAATGACAGAAGAACAAGACGAAGGTTCAGATAATAATCCACAAGCTGGACAACTTCAAGCTGCTAGCGACAATGAAGCTAGTTATGAAGCTAAACTTTTAAGAAAATTATACGATTCAAAGATGGATAGTGTAGATGCCGCACCAGAGACAACAAGACAAGCAGTAGCACCAAAGCCTTCTAGGAATATGTTTATGTTTACAACTAGAGAAGCTGCTGAAGAAAGAGCAGAACAATTAGGTTGTGAAGGTTCTCATACTCATAAGATTGAAGAGATGACTTATTACATGCCTTGCAGCTCTCATGAATCATTTGAAAGAACTAAAAAATCTTTTATCGCTGGTATTGTTGAAGAGTTGAAAGTTTCTACAGAAGAAGCTGAAGTAGTTATGGAGCAAGTTTTTGAAATGGAACCTGAGAATATAAAAGAAAAACCTAAAAAAGATAGAACAAATTTTCCAAGTCCTGGGGATGACATGGCTGTAAGAATATCAAATTCTAAATATAAAATGTTTCCTCATGGTTATGCAAAAAACCTAAAAGAGAATTATCCAGAAATATGGAGACGAGGTGGAAATGGTGGAAACCCTCCTACCTCATTTACAGGTAATGACGCTTTCAACAGATGGAGTAAATATCAATCTGGAGATAGAAGTGAATCAGTACTTAACTGGGTTCGTAGAAGAGAACGATTTATGGGAAGACATCAAAACAATAACAGATTAGCTGGTGTTGTTGCTGCTATTAAGTGGGGTGGTGTTTTAAACATGGGTGTTCCTGCTATGAAGAAAGTTATCGCTGACCAAGTTAAAGTCGTAAGAGCTAGAAGAAAAGAAGCTCTTGAGCTTGCTAGTAAAATGGCTGACGAAAATGCTGCTAAAGCAGTATCTAGTAGAATAAGAAAAACTTTAACAAATAAAGTTGAAGAACACAACTCAAAAAAACCTAAGCATAGAGCAACACTAAGAATGTTGATTGCTGTGTTTAACAGAGGTGTAGGTGCTTATCGTACAAACCCTGGTTCAGTTCGTGGAAATGTTTCAGGACCTGACCAGTGGGCTGTAGCCAGAGTTAACGGGTTCCTTCATGCATTGAGAACAGGAAGATTTAAGAGAAAGCCTTATGACCAAGATTTACTTCCTTCATCACACCCACTCTCATCTAAAAAGGGTAATGATGAAATGAAAGCAAGTTTTGTTCGTATAGGTCAATCTGTAAGCTGGTCAATCAATAAGGACCCCGACCCACCTTCAACAGTACATGGTGTTGTAACAAGTGTAAATGGAAAAGACAAAGAAGCCACTATGTTAGTTTGGGCTATTAACGAAGATGGTAGTCATAAAAAGACTGATAGAAAAGTTACTATGCCTATCTCTAAGTTGACTGTTATTAAAGATATCACTAAGTAAATACCACACACTTTATAACCATTTGTTATTATTTCTATATATGCACCTAAATAAATCTGTTAACAGTTTATATAGGAGATACACTCGTGAGTGAAATTAAGAATATCGACTTAGAATTTAAAGCGGACGGTGAAGGTAAAGTTTCTGCTGTATTCTCAGTTTTCAATACATTAGATAGTGATGGAGATGTAGTAATCCCAGAAGCTATCAAATCAGGATTTAAATCAGGTTCAGTGCCAATGGTATGGGCTCATAAATGGGATATGCCAATCGGAAAAGGTGCAATCAAACAAGATGGCGATAAAGCTACTTTTGAAGGTGAATTTTTCATGGACACAGAATCTGGTAAAGAAGCATACAATTTAGTTAAAGCTATGGGAGACCTGCAACAATGGTCTTTTGGTTATAGAGTTAACGATTCAGAAAGAGGTAAATTCAAGAGCGGTGATAAGGATGTTGACGCAAGATACTTAAAAGACCTATCAGTCTACGAAGTATCTCCTGTTCTAGTAGGTGCTAATCAAGACACATACACAATGGCTATTAAATCTAATAAAGAACTATTAGAGGAAATGGCTTCTGAAAAGGGTGTTCTTGGTAATTCTACATTTTTAGAAAATGAAGAGCCTGAAGAAGAGCAAACCGAAGAAGAAAAATCAACTTGCTGTGGTGGAGATAACTGTGCCCCAGCAGTAGCAGAATCATCAGACGAAAAAAGTTATGGTAATTGTGACTATGACAAAACAGGCAAATGTGCCAAAGATATGAAAAAGTCTGATGATATAGAGAATTCAGAGGAAGTTTCTAAAACTTTCTCAGATGAGGTCAAAGACGTGCTTGCTGCGTTACATGACTTGATGACACGAACTAACGCCATTGCGATGTTACGTGCCAAAGACGGAAGGAAATTAGGAGTCAAAGCCACTGAAGCATTAAGGGCTGTTCAAGAAGACTTGTCAGATGCATGGACAGAAATTGACCAATTCATCGAACAAGTTGGAACCGAAGGTGCTTTAGAACAAGACTTAGAGGACGAACAAGCTGAAGATATTGAAGATGTTGTAGAAGAACCAACAGATTTAGTAGACACTGAAGAAGTAGCTGTTGAAGCTGAACCAGAAGATGAGGTAGAGAAACCTGCTGAAGAATCTGATGAAGCTGAAGTTACTGAAGAAGTTCCAGTAGATAACACAGAATCAGTCGAAAATGATGAGCTTGACGACGAAGTGTGGATAGAGAGCCAAAGATTAATAGCAGACGCTATTGATGTAGAAGCTCAAAACGACGAAGTATAAGTATATCTAATAGGAGATAATTACAGTGAGTAAAGTAGAAGAGCTTAGAGGAAATATCGCTAAGTCACGTGAAGAACTTAAATCTGTATTTGATGCTCCAGCTGAAGAAGGCAAGTACTCTCATGACCAAAAAGAGAAAATTAAAGGTCTAAATGATGAGCTTGCTGGTTCATTAGACGAGCTAAAGATTGAAGAATCTAAAGCTGCTAATGAAAAAGCTATGGAAGTTAGCAACGAAGTTGTTAATGAACTTCCTGTAGCCGAAGAAGCTCCAGCTGGTATCAAGTCAATAGGTGAGCAATTCACAAACACTGACGCTTATAATAAATATATGAGCAATGGTGTTAAAGGCGTAGATTCTCAAGCAGAATTTAAAACAACATTAAATACCACAGGTTATCCACCAGAGTCATTAAGAGCACCTGGAATATTAGAGACCGCTTTAAGAGACCCAAATGCAATAATTGGATTGTTTGACCAAATCAATACAGACCAAAATGCATATGTATATCTTGAAGAGACAACATTCACAAACAATGCAGCTGAAATTGCAGAAGCAGGAGACATCTCCTCTGCAGGCGAAGGTGCATTGGCATTTACAGAAAGAACAGAAAGCATTCGTAAGATTGCTACTTTCTTGCCTGTAACTGATGAATTGTTGGCTGACGTTTCTGGTATCCAAGGATATGTTAATTCACGTCTCACCACAATGATGAGATTAAGAATGGACAACCAATTACTAAACGGTAATGGTTCAGCTCCAAACTTGACTGGTGTATTATCAAAATCTGGTATTAACACATTTGACTATTCTTCATTCAGTGGAGAATTGAACAGACTTGGACAAGTGTATCAAGCAATTACTGAAATCAGAAAAGACTCTTTCGTAGAGCCTGATGCAGTTGTTATGCACCCAAGTGACTGGTATCAAATCGTTACAGCAGTAACAGACCAAGCAGGAACCTCCTCAGCAGGTTATGCAAGCAAAAACCCATTAATAGTCGCCGCTGGTGGCTTTGGTGGAGACGTTGCTGCAAGACTCTGGGGTCTTAAAGTAGTTCCAAGCACAGCAATCGCAGAAGGTACCGCATTAGTCGGTAAATTCGGTGGTGGCGATGCTGCTCAAATTGTCATGAAGCAAGGTGTAGACCTAGCTGTATCTGACAGCCATAGTGACTTCTTTGCGAAGAATCAACTAGCTATCAGATTAACCATGAGAATGGGCTTTGTGGTCTATAAACCAACAGCTTTCTGTTCTATAACAAACTTCTAAGTTTGATTTAGACGATAGTTTAATGATAAGGGCTTCTTCGGAAGCCCTTTTCTAATACCAACAATTTTTATTTTATAAGTTAGGATTAATCATTATGTATACAATTCCAGAAAAGAACATTTATAAGCTACCTGATGGAAAGTTATGGGAAGGTGACGCAGTTGATGTGCCATATTCTCAAGCAGACCTAATTGCTAAAGCTGGTAAAGAATACCCTACTGATTGGCTCAAAGAGCAAGGTTGGGGTAAAAAAGCTAAAGCTGAGAAGAAAGCTCCAGCTAAAAAAGCTGAGAAAAAAGCTCCAGCTAAAAAGGCTCCAGCCGAAAAAGCAGTTAAAAAATCAGACGTAGAAGATAAAGCAGTTAAAAAAGACGTCGAAGACAAGTAGGAGGTCTAAATGGCTTTCTCAACGGCAGCTGACGTAGAGTCTTATACCCAAATAGACTTTGACTCAAGCATAGAGACTCATTTAACTAACAATCTTATACCTTTCGTTGATGCCGCTATAAATCAATATGTCGGTTATAACCTTTCATACGGTACTAAGACTGAGACATTTACTGGCGACCAAACACACGAAATATTTTTAAGACATCTACCTATACATTCTATTACATCTGTAGTGGAAGATGATACAACATTAACAGAAGGTAATTCTTCTGATTTTGTTTTTTATGATAGTGGTAGGTTAAGAAGATTAGGTAAAAGATGGTCTTATGCTAAAGAACAGAACA